GGAGCTTTACAAACAGCACAAGCTGCAGGTGTAGATACATCAAGTGAAGCAGTACAGAATGTGATGCAAGACTTAACAAAGGATTATAGAGGTGTAATGAACGCATTAAAAAAGAAAGATGGTAAACTGTAATGGGTGTAATTGAAAACGATTTAAATGAAGATACTTATATTGGTTTAGAACTACCACTAACTTACACATCAGAAGGGTATTTCAAAAGAACTAAAACTGCTTTAGAGCAAGCTAAATCTAATATCAAAAATCTTCTTCTAACTAACAAAGGTGAGAGATTAGGTAATCCAAACTTTGGAACAAACCTAATTTCTTTAGTCTTTTCACAAGAGAATACTGATTTAGAGAGTAGAGTTGAAGAAGAGATTAGAGCAGCTATGAGTGAGTTTTTACCAAATATAAATATTGTTAGTATTGAGACAAACTTTTCTGATGAGAATATGTCTACTGCTATTGTTAATCTTAGATTTAGTTTGAATGTAGATTTAACATCTGAAGAAGATTTAGAATTAGATTTATCATCTTATGGTGGTGGTGGATTATTTTAATAATAGGAGAAAGTAAATGCCATATTCAGTAAGTAAAAAATCAGTAAAAGAAGTTAGATATCTAAACAAAGACTTCACGTCATTTAAAAATAATTTGATTGAGTTTACAAAAATTTATTTTCCAAAACAATATAACGATTTTAACGAAGCATCACCTGGTATGATGTTTATTGAGATGGCTTCTTATGTCGGAGATGTTCTTTCTTACTATGTAGATAATCAGTTCAAAGAAAGTCTATTGGCTTTTGCTGAAGAAAAGAGAACTGTATATAATATGGCTCAGTCTTTGGGTTACAAACCAAAGTTGAGTTCAGCTTCTGCATTAGAGATAGATGTATTTCAAACAGTTCCTGCGTTGGCTAGTGGTGCTGGTGGTTCTTACTCAACTAAGCCAGATTTAAATTATGCTTTGACTTTGAAATCTGGTATGGAAATAGTATCAGACACAGGAGTATCTTTTATAACTACAGAAGATTGTAACTTTAAGTTTTCAAGCTCTTACGATCCAATGACAGTAACAGTTTATGAAAGTGCCAATAATGTGCCAGTTACTTACTTACTAAAAAAAGGTGTTAGAGCGTCAAGTGGTACAGTTACAGAAGAATCGTTTTCATTCAATGCTGCAGAAAAATACAAAAGAATTGCTCTAGCTAATCAAAATGTATTAGAGGTAATATCTTGTGTAGATAGTGATGGTAATGATTGGTATGAAGTTCCATTTCTAGCACAAGATACAGTTTTTGAAGATATGCAGAACACACAACAAAACGATGACCAACTTTATGTTTACAGTGACCAAGCTCCTTACTTATTAAAATTAATAAGAACATCAAGAAGATTTACAACATTTATTAGAGAAGATGGTAGAACTGAATTAAGATTTGGCGCTGGTACATCTGATAATCCTGATGAAGAGATAATCCCAAATCCAGATGAGGTTGGTTCTTCTTTACCAGGTTCACCTAGCTATCTAAATACAGCTTTCGATCCATCTAACTTTTTATCAACAAAAGCTTATGGTCAAGCTCCATCAAATACCTCACTAACAATCACATATAGATATGGTGGTGGTGTTGACAGTAATGTAAGAGCCAATAGCGTTAGAAGTATACAATCTGCTAATATACATTTAGATGATACATCTTTAGACGCTGGTTTAGCAACAGCAACAAAAAACTCTATAGCTATAAACAATCCAACACCAGCAGCTGGTGGAAGAAGTGCTGAGAGTATTGTAGAAGTAAAGAACAATGCTTTAGCTTACTTTCAAGCTCAACAAAGAGCGGTTACAAAAGATGATTACATTGCAAGAATATATGCTTTACCACCTAAATATGGTAATATAGCGAAAGCTTACATTGTTCAAGATAGCCAGCTAGATAGTAAATCAGGTGCTAGTGCTGATGCTCGTATAGCAAATCCACTAGCTCTTAATATGTATCTTTTAGGATTTGATTCCAATAAGAAACTAACTACAGTAAATCAAGCTGTAAAAGAAAATGTACAAACTTATCTAACTCAGTTTAGAATGGTTACTGATGCTGTAAACATCAAAGATGCTTTTGTAATTAATATTGGAGTAAAGTTTAGTTTACTCACAAAAGTTGGTTACAATAAAGAAGAGGTTGTGTTAAGAGCTATACAAAGAGTCAAAGATTTTTTCAATATTGATAACTGGCAAATTGGACAACCAATAGTGTTGGCTGATTTAGCTTATCAACTTTCTTTAGTTAATGGTGTGTCCGCTGTAGTTCCGCCTGAAGAAGATAATCCAAACGGACATCCTGTTTTAATAATCAATAAGTTTAAATCATCTAGTGGATACTCAGGAAACGCTTACGATATGGTTGCTGCTACAAAAGATGGAGTTGTTTATCCATCACTAGACCCAAGTTGTTTTGAACTAAAGTTTCCAAATGCCGATATCGAAGGTAGGGTAGTTGGTAATACATCAGGAGGTAACTAATGCATTATTTTGTTTTTCCAGAAATAGATTCGACAATATATCAAGCAACAGGTAGTGCAAATACTGGATTGGATGAGATATTGGAAGTGGTAAAGAATATGAGCACTTCAGGCGGTAATGTAAAAGTATCACGTATACTTATTAAGTTTGATTTAGAGGATATAGAAAGGTCAATAAACAACGGAACTATATCATCAGATAGAAAATTTTATTTGAATATGTATGATGCTGGTTCTGAAAACTTAAACACAAGTCAATCATTATGGGCTTATCCAATAAGTCAGAGTTGGGTTGAAGGACAAGGAAAACACGCAGACAATCCGGCAACTAACGATGGTTGTAGTTGGAACTTCAGAGACAGCGGAGTGCTAAAAACACCTTGGAGTGGTTCTGCTACAGAACATCAAGGTGGTGCGTGGCATGAAGAAGTTTACGCTTCTCAATCTTTTCAGTATGGTTCTGATGATATGAGAATGGATGTAACTCCTATTATGAATAAATGGTTGGATGGTACATATCCTAATCATGGTTTTATAGTAAAAAGAAGTGGTAGTTTTGAAAACATAGACACTAATACAGATGAGGGTAGTTCAGAAAGATTTGGTAACTTTAAATTTTTCTCAAGACAAACTAATACAATATATCCACCAAAGTTAGAGGTTGAGTGGTATGATACAAAATGGAGTACAGGCTCATTAAATGCTTTAGATTCAGATGAGTTAGATGATTTACAAGTATATCTAAAAAATTTAAGGCCTGAATACAAAGAAAGTTCTAAGATAAAATTTAGATTATGTGGTAGGGGTAGGTATCCAACTAAATCTTACTCAAATACATCTTCAGAATATTTAACACAAAAGTATTTACCAAGCGGTAGTGTAGAAAGTATTGGCGGTGATGGTGCTTATTATTCAGTATTAGACAATCAGACAGACGATGTTATAATACCATTTGGAACAGGTTCTTTAGTAAGTTGTGATTCAAAAGGAAACTACTTCAACTTATGGATGAATGGATTGCAAGCAGAAAGATATTACAAATTTCAATTTAGAGTTGTAAGTGGAAGTAATACAGTAGATGAAACTATACAACACTTTGATGATGATTTTGTATTTAAAGTAGTGAGATAGAAAATGCCTTACACACAAGAGGAATTACAAAAGTTATCATTTTATCAAAATTTGATTAATGAAGACGAACAACAATATTTAGAGAATAGACAAGCTTTAGAGTTGAGAGCTGGTATTTCTGGTTCAGCTAATCAAGGTCAACCAATAAGAGATGAATCAAATTCTATTTTACTTTTTGAGGATCCTTACAGAAATCAGTTACTACAAGACGAAGCTTCAAAAATTGTTTATGATTTGAGGGTTAGAACTTTGAAGACAAAAGAAAGTGATAACATAATAGAAGAAGTTTTAGATAGAGGATTTAGAGAATTGTAATGGCTAGTAAGTTAACAGTAAGAGATAGAAATTTACTTGACGCTAACAACTTTCAAGTTGTTGGTAATAAACCGTATGAAGATGGTAAATGGGGAACAAAAGGAGATAGAGACTTTGTTCATTTTCAAATATTTGATACAAACAATAACCTAATCCAATATGATAATCTATCGACTTCTCAATTTATATTTAATGAAGATAAGATAGAATTTTATCCAGGTTCACATATAAGAAGCTTGGGATTCGAAAGTGGTAATTTTATCATTAGATACAACTTTCTAAGAAAGTTAGCCGGTGATGAATCAGCCGTTTTAGTTCACACATTAGATAAAAATGATACTAAGATTGGTGATGTATACACTAACACAGACAACATTTACATTACAGAAGATGGTATAATATATGCTGGTACTGAAGAACAATATAGAGATAATCCAACCACTACAGAAGAATTAAAAATAGAAGATTTAAAATATCAAATCGATGAAATATCACCAAGTAGAACTGAAATAAGATTAAGAGCTAAGAGAATAAACAGCTCGTACATAGACGATTTTGTAAATATACAAACGCCATATAATATTGATACAACAAATACTCAGATAAACTTTTTAGATAACTCAAACGAATCTTTAGTTTTAAATATTGAGCCGGAAGATGGTGGTTTTATATTCACTAAACAAATGGTTGGTGGTACTGTATCTTTACCAGAGGCTTTTACTGTAGACCAAATAGCAGTAGCTTCTCGTTCAGGAACAAATGTGGTTCTAAATCCATCAGGAGAAGAAGTAGAAACCGATGACTTAGGTAATATTTTAGATATCACAAATGAAAATGAGTGGGATGCAACCTTACATGATGATGCTATAAGAGTCAGCAATTGGACTGATGGTTTTTTAGAATTTAATAGTGGTGATTTTATTGGAACCACCGCTATAGGTTACCATGCAAAGTGGGTTCAGAGAGAAGGTATAGCTGGTGGTAATTGTATAAAGTTTTCTGATACCAATGAGATATTTAGAGAGT